TACTTCCCTCCGCTCGACGAGCTAACCTGACGGCCAACTTGGAGCGCTTGGTCGTTTCCAGGAATGAATGGCTCGCCATGAAAATTTATCTGATTGCCCAAAGAGCTGCATACGCCGTATGTCCTGTCGCAGCCCTGCTCTAATATGGCGGTGTCGCCCACTGAGACGGCAAAAGGAAACGCATCGGCGAGCGTAACTAACCCTGCGCCTTGTCCGGTAATGATCTCTCGGATCAGTCCCGCATTAAGTCCGGTCTGCATGAGACATCGCCCGTATGTGTAATAGCCGCTTGCCTGCGTGTCGTTAAATGTGATGTCATAAAGATCAGTGACAGAGGAAACGGCTACAGTGTGCTGGCGTCCTGTCATGCTGAGCTTGCACTGCACGGAATCCCCCAACGTCCTGCACCTGCAAGTCTGCGACGTGACAGCGCCGATCTGTTGCGTGAGGATTTTTCCGAGGCCGAGCAACTCCACTTTGAAACTATTCTCTTCAATCGTGATGGCGCCAAACTTGCCGGTCAGGAGCGTCAATTTCCCCATCGTTAGATCGGCATAGTTGACGAGAAACAGCTCAAACCAAGCCGCATCCCATTTGCCCGCGCGAATGTCAGATGCCACAATCATGGATCCGTCTATCAGCCCCGTAATCTCCACGTTGTCGACGCCGCTGCCGGATTGAGAACGCACGGACGAGGCCGAGATAGAGCCATTCGGCTCATAGGTGATTCCGTTATAGACAATAGAGTCCGGATAGCTCGTCAGCCCGTAGATTGCGCCGTCCGTGCGTGTGATCTTGATGCACGACGCAATCGTGACGACGTTCCCGGCCAAATGCTCTTTGAGCGCTGTCGATATAGTTCTCATCCTTCACCCCAGACTTCTGTCACTGTGATGCCGTCCCAGTTAGCCTCATCGAAATCCGCCTCCGTGAACTTGCCCTCCATGACATCGAAACGCACGATTTTATCGAAGTAGCCCGACCAGGTGAAGACAGCGCCCGGATAGGCTTGGTCAAGCGTCACGATCCCCGTGGCCGAATTGACCGTAAAGTTCGCAAACGGGGCGCCGTTCTTGGTCATGGTGACCGGACAGAGATCGGTTGCCGGTTTAACTACCGGAACTGCGATGCTATTGACGGAATCGTAATAGGTCTTAACGAGCTGTATCGTATTCAAGCCGTTATTGATAAGCGGCTCGTTGATCGCCTCGTAGTCCAGCGGAGCCTGCATTTTAAAGCTGTAAGTGGGACCAAGCCGCGCATTGTAGAAAGCGAGAAGCAGCACGGCCTGAGTATGCGTCTTGACTCCATACGATACATCCCAGCGTCCACGACCACGCGACCAGAGCGAGACGCGGCGCTCAGCTCCGCCGCTGGGCGCCTGGATCTGAACATTGAATGCGGGACCACCAACAGCGCCATAGCTCATCTCCGGGTCGAGGCGAACATTATGGAAGTTCGCACTGAGCATCTGCCACACGGGCTGGAGCTGCACATTCAGCAGGTTGGCGCCAAACCCAAAAGTCAGCAATGGCCGGATATTGAGCGCTTCCGAAATCATCGAATGATCCCTCGTTTTTTCGCAATTGCGAGGTGACGGTTCAAGTCGGCAATGATCTGATTTGAAGATTTATGGAATGACTGCGCATCCTTCGTAGTGATGTTCATGTGTATGTGTGTGTTGCCGCCGCGCCCAGATCGCCCCGAAAGCGCGTCCTTCGTATCGTCGTTATTCAGCACGGCGCCGCCGCTGTGCGGAACAATCAGTTCGGGGCCTTTTTCACCCACAAGAATCGGCGAACCGCCTCCGAAAATACCGCCGGATGCTAGACCCGGGATTCCCTTAATAATTTGGGAAACACTGTTTATAGCGCTCGAGCCTCCTGATGTAAGCCCTGGGATGCCTGTTACAATTTGAGAGACGCCGTTTATCGCGCTCGCGCCACCTGAGACCTTAGAGGGGCTCGTCCCCGAAACTCCGGCAACAAGCTTTGCGACTGCCATTTTAAACTCTGTTGTTGCTTCCGAAAATTCCTTCGACGCTGCGTTTAGCTCGGCTTGAGCCGCATCCTGGGAGCCCTTTCCAAGGCCAGCCATTTGCGAAATTGCGTTTTTTCCGCCAGCAGCATTGCCAAAGATGGAGTTCATGTGCTGATAGAGGTCGCTGGTGATATACTGAACCCCCCAATTGTAAAGCGTCTTTCTGAACCCCGTTTCCAGGTTGGTAAAAAGTCCTTTTGTTCCCTTCGAGTAAGCTCCCTCGAGCGCGTTCGTAATCACTTCTTCGGTGCCGGTAGCAAGCTGCTTGACCGTCGCAAGCGTTCGCTGCGAGTTGTAGGCAGATTTTTGATCTTGCTTAGATATGGGGGACTTGTCCGTAAGATTGTTTTCAGTTCGCCACTTCTGATAGTCGTTTGGCGCCATGAACTCCGACCAGCTCTTACCAGTGGCTCCGGTTATGCCGCGAAACTGATTCAGCTCCTCGATGCGCGATTTTATTCCCGCGAGAGCCAAGATTTGAGCTTGAGCGTGCTGCAAAGCGTCCTGAGCGGCCTGATTTCCGCTCTGGTTGACCGCATCGATGGCTTCTTTGTTGGCATCCTCCCAGGAAAGAAGCGCATCCTCGCCATCGTTGTACGTGCCGAGCATCGAAGCCTTGTACTTAAGCATTGTCGTCTGTAGCTCAAGAATCGCCTTCTGCTGATCTTTGAACATGTCTCCTTTAGACGTCCACTGCGAAAGCTGAATGGCGCGCTGCTGCTGGGTCGCGTTCTGTTGCTCCTGCGGAGAGAGAGTTTTCCACGATTCTTGTCCGCCAGCCGCTTGAACCGCAGTATTATAGGCAGTGTCGCCGTAATGCTTGACCGCTTCCATTGCTTCTTGGGAGTTTGTAGTAACCAGTTTGAGCGCTTCGGCGTGCTTGGTTTCGTTTATGTAGCTAAGCGCGCTCTGTTTGTTGGCTTGATCCATCTGATTGAGCATCGTCAGTGATACGCCGTTCTCGGCCAGTATCGCATCAATGCCTGAGAGCCTCGATTTATTGACGCTCTCCAGGATTGGCGACATAGTGTTATAGAGATCAAGCTCCTTAGCTGCCGCCAGTGCGGATTCGTGCTGCGCTTGGATCTGAGTGTTGATAGTCTTGATATGAGCGTTTTTTAAGTCGATCAATGCCTGCAAGTCGGCAAACTGTTTACTCTCGTCTTGAGTAGCGTCCTTTGGGACAGCGAGCTTGGGCAGCACCGCCTCTTCTTCGGGCTTGTCCGCCAATGCCTTCGCATATTCGGTCTGGTCGGAGCCTCCCGCCATCTGCGCGCGCATGTCCCGGATGCGCTGTTCGATATTTTCCAGCGCCTTTTTACCGGCGTCAATCTCCTTGTCTCCGGAGTCAGATTCATCCTGGCCACCCCGCAAGGCTAACCCGAATAGATGCTGCTGGGTACTCCCCTGTGTGATTTGCCCAGTGAGCAGCTTGACGGCGAGTTCGGCTTGATGCGAGCCGTCGATAAGCGCTCCGAACGGCGACCTACTGCTCGTGACGAGGATCTCCGCGTAAGCCTTCTTGTAGTCAGTGACCTCGTCTTCCCAGGACGTGTCCTTTTTGTCTTTTTTGTCGTGGTCGTTATGGGCGCCAAGATCAGGGAGGCCGCTGCCGGTGTTTTGCGGAGGGGCTTTATGAGGATGCAGCTGCGCTAAAGTGTCATGATATTCCTGAGATTTGTCTTTATGCGAAGTTAAATAATTATCGTCTTTTGCTATATCCCTCTTAAGTGCTGCAATCCTGTCCTCTAATAGCTTTCGCCTTATATCCCATACTCCGGGTAACGATCCATGTTGAGTCGGCGAATATTTATTAATATTATCAATCTGGTCTTGATCCTCATCTATCTCCACTTGTTTTTTTCGTTTTGACTCAACTACTGCTGGACGACCGCCTTCATTGATATAATGTTGAGACAGAGCTGCGTAAGACTTTGCCGAGGCCGACGCCTGATCCTCGGCCTCCCTCATATCCTCCCAATATTTGGTCAAATGGTAGAGTTCGTCTCCAAGTGCGGCGAGCGCGACAATAACCACTCCGCCAGCTCCGAACGTCGCCGCAGCGCTCATTCCAGCGCCCTCGGCGCCCGCGATACCTACCTTAAAAAGTCCAAGCTTAGTGAAGAGGTCGAGCGCCATCTTCCCTGTGCTACCGAAACTCATTCCAAGCGCAAGACTCGCAACGCGCAGCGCTCCAAACCCAATGACGCACTCCTGCACGATGTGAGGCATATGGGAAAAAACCTTTAGAACATATGCGCCGTCGTCTGCCAAATCTTTAATGACTGGAGTGAGGTCATAGAGCGTCGTCATCAAGCTGTTGCCAGCAGGGATCAAGTCAGTTTCCACCTGACGACATAAGATCTCAAACCGCTGGTGAGTTGTGGCCATCGTACGGTTGAAGCCATCTGTTGTAGGATCGAGCTTTCCGCTCATCGTCTGCCCAAGAATGTCGAAGTCGCGGCGAAGATCCTCTGCTCCAGTCCCTGCTAATATCAGCGCACCAAAACCACCTTTAAGAGCAGGGATAAGTCTCATAACCTCATCATGGTGCTTACCAACGGCTTTAGAAACGATTTCCATTGTGCCTTTGAATCCGTTGGCCTGAAGCCCAGCAAGAGAAAACGCTTTCACAAGATCTGTGCCGGTGATTTTTGACATTTCACCAAGCACTTGCTTGTTCTGTTGCCAGTCAGATTTGAGCTCATCGGCACTCTCTCCAGACGATTTTTGAAGCTCTTTGAACGTTTTAGCTGCAACTCCTACGGGGTTGACGACATGTTCCATGATGCTCTTGAGCTGTGTCGCCGCCTCGGCAGCGTCAAGACCGTGCTGCGTCAACGTCGTTTCTGCCGCTGCAACATCTTGCAGCTTCACGCCAAGGTTGGCTGCGACGCCAATTGCCGGTCCCATCGCCTGATCGAACTGCTCAAGCGTCATATTGCCGAGCGCCGCAGACATGTGCAGCGTGTTCATGACCTTCGACGCATATTCGGCGCCTAAGCCATATTCGTGGAGTGTCTTAGCGAGTATTTCTGCTGTGCCGGAAAGATCAGACCCAGTAGCAATGGCGCTTTTATTCGCCTCCGTAAGTACAGTGACGGCGTCGGCTCCTTCGAATGCAAAGTTATGTATTCGCATATAGCCGTCTTGGAGAGCATTGAACGATTGACCGGTCTCACTGCCAAGCTTAAGAGTCGCATCCTTCATTTGGTCGATCTCTTCGGTGGTCATCGCCGTATTGGCCGCTACCGTTGCAGCATGGTATTCAAAATCGGATGCAAACTTCACGGCTGCGGCCGATCCCAGGGCGAGAGCTGCCGCGATATTCGACACGCCAACGCCAACAAGCTTGAGTTGTTCTCCCTTCACGCTGATCGTAGAGAGCGATGCGATTAACGGTGAGCACGCGGCGGAGCATTTTGCAAGCGCTGCTTCCACGCTTGTGCCAAACGTTTGCATGTAACCCGTTGCCTCGCGCGTTTTTGCCTCGGTCGCGTTTAGCTCACCGTTAAACCCTCCAACCGCCGCTTTGCCGCGCTGAAACGCTGAATTCGCAGCATTGCCGCAAGCGCGCACATCCGCCATCGTGGCGCGCGTAACGGTTTGAGTGGCGGACAGTTCCCTGGTAATCTGCGTCGCTGCGGCTCCCGTTGCTTCGAACGCTTCGGCGCCACTCTTTCCAAGCTCCCCGAATGTCGCGGCGGTTTCGGTGGTTTTTGCGTCCACTTTCGCCATTGTCGCGTTGAACTGAGAATCGTCGGCGATGATTGTTACTTTGATTACTACGTCGTTATCAGCCATTAATGTCCCTCAATCGCAGCTGCGCAGTCTGCGATAAAGCTCGGCTCGACATGAGCCAGAGCGGGCGAAAGAAACGGACGTGGAGCCATTCGTGCTGTGCCTACTTCGAGGTAAAGGCCATATTTTGCACTGACGACGACACGACCGGACAGGTCATTTTCCATCCCATAAAAGATGCTTGCGATAAGGTTTCCGGTATCATTGGCTGGGGTCTCGTCAGGCGCAGACGCTTGGTGTTTGCGATCCTTGTATTTACCTTTCATGTAAACGCGCCCAGTCTTTTCTCCAGATACGATCTCGACGACGGCTTGTGTGCGTACGTCGGCAGTGGCCTTTTGGACTGCCGCAGCTAAACGTTCTGTTGCGGCTTCGCTAATCGCGGCAAATCCGCCGTTATAGGTCATGTGCATCGTAATTCCATTAGCCATGGTTTTTAGCCTCCGCCTCCGCGTTTAAGAACACCCATCCCATTTCGAGCCATGCCTTGGGCTTCTCCGCCAGCTCCCAAGGCGCGACGCCTAAATATTTAGCCGCCGCGATTAGTTGATATTCCGGCGGGACGCGCCCGCCCGAACGAAGCTTGACTGCGAGGCGGGCGCAGTCGATTTTGGGAGGCGCTGCGCCTCATTAATCGCCACGATGATGAGCTCCAGCACATTGATTGGAATGAGCGCAAGATTATCCGCATTGATGGGCAGCTCTTCGCCATCGTCACCGGCCAAATCCCAAGACAGGAGCAGAGTGGAAAGCATCTTGACGTACACCGACCCAACGGAGCCGCCGTTGTTTGCGTAGATTTCCGCCTCTTTAGCGGGCGTCATAGCGCTCGGGTTGAAGGTGACCGTGATTATTTTTTTGTCTGTTTCGGAACCGATATTGACTTCGATTGGATCCGATTTGTCGTTCATAAGTTCTGCGATTGTGAGCATTTTCTTTTTCCTTTCCTGACCCACCAAGTATTTATTCGGCGCCGCTCATCCCCCCAGAAAAACGACGCCGAACTCTGCGCGGCTTATACAGCCGCAAGCTGGTTGACGATGACGACTTGGCCGGTGCCGTAAGTCTGGTTGTGCGCGAGCTCCGCTTCGAAGTCGCTGCTCCACACGCCGGACTTGTCCCCTCGTCCTGGATGGTTTGTGAACATTGCCGCCCAAGTCCACGAGAACCCGTACACGGAGTTTGCGCCGAGCGGCGCCGTTCCGGTTTCGATCAGAGGTCCTGTGGACGACAGACCCAGAAATCCGACGCCTAAATTGTTTCTCGCAGCTGTCAGAAGCGTTGCCGCATCCGTGTCCTGCTCGACGTTTAGCTTAAAGGTGATCTCTGGAGCCTGTTCAACGAGGCCGGAGAATGATGGAACCGCGGGGTTTCGGAAGAACGCCGGTTTCCAGTGGTTTTTGATGTCGACCTCAAATGTGTTTAAGTGCGACAATAAAGCCATCGACCCAAATGTGGCGCCGTATAGAACTCCGACGACGTCACTGGTGATTTCGAACTGTGGGAGCTCCGTCACGCCTGTAGCAAGGGTGGCCGGACTGTCATTAATAACCCATCCGATCATCGTCGCCGTGTAAGACACCTTATCTTCTTCGACTTTTAAGCTGAAGTCAGTAACAGCGCAGCAAGAGACTTGAAGCGGGTCGTCAACGTCTCCTAGCTGAACGCAATAGGTGTTTGGAGTGTCCTTCGCCTCTGCGGAGCTTTGGATCGTCCACTGTTTTACAATAGTGCTCGTCCCATAAGTCGCACCAGTCGCCGTATTTAGCACTGAGGTGAGAAAGAAGGGGAGCTCGTCATAGGTGGCATTTCCTGAGAGCGAGATTTCTGTGTACTCCTTGCCGCGAGTTTTGGACGTCGCGCCCTTTACACCTCGCGGACGGAATGTTTTCTGCGAAAACTTTGGTTTAATTTCAGCGATTAGGCTGAGCAGCTTAAACCATTTAGGCGTCGCGGGGAGCGCTCCGGGAGTGCTTTCAAGCGCTACGGACATCCCCTGAAATACTGTTGCATGTTCCATTTGACCCTCCAGGCCGTTTATTGAGATAACCGCTGACGCTGGCCCTTCGGCGTGAGCGCTGGCGGCGGTGAATTTGTAGTAAGCTGTCGCCGATGTGGTTGGAGTTTTTACGGTAAACTCCGGGAGAGCGCTGCTCTGAACCAGCGACCAAGGTCCACCGGCGGCGCTCGCGTAATACAAGTTGTACTCAACGACGTTTTCACTCGCGGCGTTTGTAGAGGCGGCGATAAACGTTTGATCGTCGACAATTTCCGCAATGAATACGCC